ACTTACGATTATTTTTTATTGCTTCATACACCGCATGGTATTGATAATCTCTAGGTTCTATCTTAGAGATTTTTTTCATGTAATTTTTTACTGCTGGTAATGAGACTAAATTATTGTCAACACTTATATCTCCATACCAATCATTCTTTTCATACTCTACAATGTATTGTTTTTCTGCTGCCCATATCTGTAGATGATCTAATAATCCGTGATACAAATCTCCTGTAGCAGGAGAGTATAGACGTATGGTTCCATCCCAGTATTTGTATCTGGGATTCTTTTTTAAAAATTTTGCTTCTGGTACTTCAAATGTGAAGTAGTCTGCCAATTCTCTATGGACATACTCCTCATCAGAATGAATAGTTATGTAAACTTCATTCTTTTTCTTTACAGTAAGATGTGTCATTATTGTCCATTAACAAACTTTTCCCACTCAATGGCACTCTTTACTTGAAAACCTCTATTTGATATTTGCTTCATAACATGATCTATAAAGTACATCATCTGTTCTAGATACTTGATCTTTGCTTCTAGGTTGATGATTTCATCATCAGACTCTATGTAGACCTTCATCTTTTCAGTTGTCTTTATATGAGATCCAAATGGTTTAGCAGCATACGTCTTTGCATCTGCTTCACCAGAATAGTACTCACGTTTTTCCTTTACTAATTTACGAATTTCAAACTCTAGAGAAGTTTTTATTTGAGATATGTCAGTGTAATGGTTTAAGTATTTATTGTGTTGGAAAGGTATGTCTAATGCAAGTTGTCCTAAGTCAGCACTATATTGTTTGTTCTTAAATTGAAAGTCTACATGACTATCTTCTGCCCATTCTTCTCTAAGTTTTTGAAATTTATTATGAAGAGAATCAAAATTCATATTTTCTTAAATGATTTATCACGTAGGAAGAACTGCTGATGTTTAAATGTAACCTGTGCAGTAATGTACTCTACATCTCCTATTGTAGCATCAAATTGCAAATTTGTCAGTGCTACAGGGAATAAATTTTGATAGTCTACTACAAATGCAGGGTTGTATGCACTGGTAGTAATTAATAATTGTCCATTAGAGAATATGTCTTTCTCTGGTGTCTCACGTGCCATCTGATCTGCATTACCGTTGTCACGCATCCATTTGTATATACTATTGTAGTTCTTTAAATCTTCATCTACAATAAAGGTCACTGAAAGATCACCAAACTCCACTCCTCCACCAGGTATAATAGGCAAGTTTCTAAATTGACTTGCTACCTGAGTACTAGGCATAGTTATGTCAGGAAGGTTTGCTGATTGACAGAAGAAATCTACACCCGCAAACTTTTCGAGTTCAAGGATAAAACCAATAGGATTTAAAAAATTCCTATTAGTTGGTTGTTCTTTGTACCAATCTGCTCCGCCTAAAGGCATGTTAATATTCCGACTACTTAGTATTTATGGGTTGTTAGGATCTATTCCTAATTCAACTAAGTAATCTATCCACCATTTTGGATTCTTTTCTGTCTTCCAAAGAGGGACAGGCATATTTTTACTGTCGTAGTACTCTTTAATAGTAGTCTCTATCTTTTGAGCAACCTCTTCCTTCTTCATTATCTTAATTCTATTCCACAAAAATCTCATACTTTCCTCAGTCATCATTTTAGATTTGAGTAACTACCTCATCTCTTATTTTTTCAACTACTTGTTGCACGATACTTACATCAATTCCCATAAAAGGAGGAATTAATCCTAGAGTTCTAAACAGACCATCGGCGAACAGTGCCATAAATGCGAATCCAAGAACCATACTAATCTGTCCAGCATTTCTGTTGTGTTGATTGATTGCAAACTCAATCATTTTTTCCGCTTCTTCTTTGCTGACCATAGTTTGCTTTTTAGTTCTAGCAACTTTAGTTGGTTTCTTTATTTCTTTTTTCTTGGGTGAGATTAAATCTCTACCATATCTGGATAATACCATGTTCGTATCTAGATAGTGTTTAATTTTTTTCATCATCTTCCTCGTCAGGATCCCATACAATGTAAGGACCATGTTGCATTCGTTTTAGTTTGTCTGTCTCAGAATTAAATCTTGTTGTTTCAGACAACCACACGACAATTTTGATCACTACAAATATCACTGCAAGAGGTGATAAGCATAATAACAGTATGACAGATGATTTTTCCATTGTCAAGTGTATCAATGTAATACTATTTAAACATAAAAAAAGGGATCCTGTGGGATCCCTGTATGTATTCCCTCACAATGTGGGGGGTTTTCTCAAAATTTGGTAACACGCATTACCATTTTTTGGGATTAAGTTAAGTTAGCAACTCTAACTCTTCTGTAGTACTGGTTAAGACCATGACCTAATGCTTCAGCATCAGGAGTACCGTTAGCTTTAACAACAAATGGGTTAGCAACCATACCGTATCTAGTCTTGAAACCAATTTTTGGTTGGAAGGTAGATGGGTCGATGCTTCTTAACATCTGTAGGGGCACGTAAGGACAATAGAATAATCCAGAATCGTAAGGTGAAGTACCTTTGTATCCTACAACATAGTAGTGAGTGTTAGAAACGTTTGCTGAATAAGGATCAACGAAGACCTTGATTCTACCGTTCATTGTACCCACAAGTAGATTTCCTGTGTCATCAACTTCACCGATGGAAGGTCCACCAGCACCTTGAAGACCAGAAGAGTAGTCAAGAGTACCTGACATAGCAAGAGCAGATGCAACATCAGCAGATGTGATGATGAAGTTACCCTTTCCTCTACGAGTTTGCTGTGCGATTGCGTTAGCATCTCTTTCTATTTGGAACATCAGTCCTTTGAATTTCTCAACTGACCATCTTCCATTACTATCTACGTCTAGATCAAATACACCAGCGTTAGCAACGTTGTTTTGTGCACCTGACTTAGCAACTGTATAAACAGTTCTAACAACCTCACGGTTGATTTCAGCAAGGATCTCACTTGATAGTAAGTTAGCAAGTTCCTGCTCTGCATCAAGACCGTGAATTGCTTTCAAGTCTTGTGCTAGTTCTAGAGTGTACTCTGCCTTTAGTGCTCTTGTTTTAGCAGTAACAGAAGTTTTCTCTATACTGAAACTCATCTCGTTAAAGAGAGTAGATCCAGATCCTAGAACTTCAGCATCTTCTCTAGCGATATTACCAGCAGTACGCTCGTAATTACCAGCAGTTGTACCACCACCAGTAGCATCGTTAAGTAAACCTGGGTTAGCATCAGTTGTACCACCGTCTCCAAGAGGAGAAACTGGATCGTTGAATGCTGCAGGTCCTTGTGTGTTACCAGAGAAGTTTGTATCCGCTTCATTGTATAGAGCTTCGTTTCCTGCTCTTAGTGCGGAACCATTTTGCTGATAGTGTGACTTCATCGCAAAGATTAGTCCTGTAGGACCACTCATTGGTTGAACGCCACAGATGTCGTATGCTACTAAGTTAGGCATAGCACGACGGATGAGGCTAATCATCACTGGGTCGAAACCAGCTAGACCACCTGTGTTTGTGGTGAGACCACTTCCAGAAAGACCGCTTCCGCCAATGGCACCAACTGTGTTGGATGCTTCATTGATCATTCCACGTTCTTCTCTTATCTGTGCCTCTGTGTTTTCTAACAGAACAGCGGTTACAGCCTTTCTATAATTGTCTTTGATGGTGCCAGCACCTTCATGACTTAGAACAGGTGACCACTTCTCTGTTAGAGCTTTTGAGTTAAACATTTTGCTCTTTTAAGAAAAATAGATTTATAATTTATTGACCCCAACGATTCATTGCATCAAGGTACTGTGCCATTGCTGGTGTTACCTCTGCAGCATCTTCTACTGGAGTTTCGTCTGCAACGTCACTTTGTGTTACAGTTTTTTCCTTGAAGTAAGACTCTTTGATAGTTTTCACTTTCTTAGAGAATTCCTGCTCGGTTGTAAACTCAACACCCTCGGCGAGTGCAGCGAGTTTGTCCTTCTGAGTATCTGCGAGTCCTTCTGAAACAGTGTTCAGAACATTGAGTTTAGCAGTCTCGTTAAGACGTTTTTGTAATTTCACATTTGCTTTGACCTGTTCGTCAAGGCGGGTTTCCATTTCACGAATTGAGTCAGCCATACCTTCTACCACATTGACTTTATCGTCTGGGATAGAAATGTAGTGCTCCTCGAAGAGACCCTTAAGACCTGCAATGAAGTCTTCGGTTATCTCATTTCTTATACCACGGTCAACAGCAACTTGATTTTGCTCCATCCATTGACCTACGGCGTAGTTAACTGTGCCATTTACTTCCTCGGAAAGATCTGCCTTAGCAGCATTTACCTGCTTTTCGAGTTCTGTAGCAAAGTGTTCTACAAGCTTGTCGTACTCTGAAGAGATTTTTGCTTTGATAGCGGCTTCAAAGATAGTCTTCGCTTTCTCAGCAAACTCTTTTGAGAGTTCTGTTCCCTCTAATAGGGCGTTTACATCATCGGAAACATCAAGGTCCTCATATGATGGTTTGATTGGATAGGTAACTTGTGCACCAGTAGTAGTTGCATATGCTGCATCAGCACCAACTGTAGGTTGTTTACCCATATCTCCAGCATCATTTTTATTTGATGTCTGAACAGTT